TTCAGCGAAGGAATCCGGGTACACCGGTGTCTCTGATCAGATCCAGGCGGACATCGACAGCCTCGATAGCATGGACAGGGAAATCTCCGCCCTGTTGAAGAAGCGTCAGAACGGCTATCTCACCGACGATGAAAAGCTGCACCTGCAGGAGCTCATTGACCAGCGTGAAGCCATCATCATCCGTTACAAGCTGCAGCCGGACAGCGAGACGGAGGGCTTCCAGACCATCCTCGACAAGGTGCAAGCCGAGGTCGCCCGCGCCCAGGCCCGTGGGCAGCAGGACGCGGATGTATCCGTGTACCAGAACGCCATGGTCGCCGCTGCCCAGGGCATGGCGACGCTGAACAGCGAGATCGACGCGCAGTACGACAGCGAATACGCCCTGATCCAGCTCATGGAAGACGGCGCGGAGAAGGAAGCGGCCCTGGCGCAGCTGAACACTTCGTATAATGAGCAACGCCTCGCCGCTGCCCGTGAATACGCGCAGACGCTGGCACAGCTTGTCAATCCCGTGTGGAACGACGAAGGTATGCGGCAGACCGGAGAGACGCTCTCCGATCTTGCGGGAAAACTGACGGCTTATGATGCCGCCGTCAAGACCTATGGTGAGGATTCCTACCAGGCCGCTGAAGCGCTGGACGCGGTGAAGAATGCCGCAACCGGGTTTGACGAGGGAAGTCTCACCGAATATGCCGGTGTGCTCACGCAGATCTCCGAATTGCTCACCAGCGGCATGAGCATGGACGAGGTGCAAGCGCTGTTCCCGGACATCGACGTCTCCACGGCGCTGGAGCAGCTGGCGTCCATCCAGCAGTTCACCAGCCAGTATTCCTCCTCGCTGGAGGGGCTGGCTTCCATGTTCGGCGAGGGATTGTCTGAGGAAGTCCTCAAGATCGCAACAGAGCTGGATATGACCGGCGCACAGGCCAACTGGGACGAGTTCGCCGCCAACCCCGGCGCGATCACCACCGATGCCATCATCGCTGGCATCCAGGAGCAGGAGAACGCTGCCCGGCAGCAGGTGAAGGTGGACGCGGTGGTGGACAAGCTCATCACCTCGAATGCTGAAACCGGCGAGACCTCCCTGACCATCGAGGGCATCATCGGGTATGTGACGCAGTACGCGGAAGCAACCACCGGCGCGGATGTGTCTGGACTGACGCCCGACAACGTGACCGCCATGGTTGCCGCTTATCAGGAGCTCGCCAGCGGCGCGGATGTCTCGACGCTCAAGCCCAGCGAGATTGTGGCGTATGTCAACAAGTATCTCGAAGACCAGGGTGTGGATACCTCGGGCCTGACCCCGGAGGCTGTCACCGCCTTTGTGCTGGCCTATCAGGAGGTCGAAGGTGGCGCTCTCACCACAGCGTTGACCCCGGACGACGTGACCGCTATGGTGGTGAAGTACCTGGAGGCCGAGGGCGTGGATGTTTCTGCGCTGAAGCCCGATCAGGTAGAGGCGCTGGTGAACAAGTTTTCCGAGGCGACCGGGTGTGACAAGTCTGCCCTCGCGCAGTCCCTAACCGGCTACATTTCGTCCTATGACGACAGCGGCGCGACGCTTCCTGCCCCGGAGTGCAAACTCTCCATCACCGGGTATGATCTCACCTCGCTGCAGCAGTTCCAGACGAATAACCCAGTCACGGTGACCGGCGTGGTGCGGCTGGGAGACAAGTTTGAAAACCCGGAAGCGGCGCTCAATGCCGAGGATGCCCATTTCTATTATAACGGAAAGGAAATCCCCGTCAACCTTGTCCCTGCAGAAAAACTGACTGCTGAGACGATCATCGCTTATGACGCGGACGGTGCGCTCCATGTGCTACTCATGCCCGAAATCGGAACGCCGGAGGCCGTGGAGGAATCCATCACGCAGATGGAGGACAAGGTCGGCAAGGGTAACGGTTTCCTGGAAGCCATCCACCTTTTCAGCTCCACCGATGAGGATGTGCAACAGATACTGAATCTGGCCGACACAGTGGATTTCCTCCGGGGTAAAATGGATGAATTCAGGGAGGCCGGCGACTGGAGCACAGCGGGCCAGATGGAAATGGAAGTTGGCGCTACGCTCGGTGAGATCGACGCGCAGTTGCAAAACCTGAATGACCAGGACATTGCCAACATCGGTCAGGAGGCTGCGCAGCTGATGGCTGCTCTGGCCAGCGGCAATCTCGACCCGACGCAAATGGAGACCTACGCTGCCGAATTGCAACGCATCTATGATCTGCTGGCGGTTGCCGATCAGGTCATGGGCGAAGGCAATCCCGTAACCCAGGGAATCGCCGACGCCATGAGCGCCTACGACTGGCAAGGCGACGCCACGACCATCATGGAGAGCATCCGGGGCGCTCTTACCACAGCCATGCCGCAGGTCGGCAGCGACGCCAGCGCCGGTGTAGGCCAGGGGCTTGGACAGTACGATTTCAGCGGGGATACCGCTACGGCAGCAAGCAACCTGGAGGGCGCGTATCGCGGTTCCCTTCAAAGCCAGTCCCCGGCCCAGCGCATGGTGCCCCTGGGCAACGACGTGTCTGCCGGTGTCGGTCAGGGCATGACGCAGTACAGCTTCGTAGACGACAGCAGCACGGCGGCATCCAACCTTATGGCGGCGCTTTCCGCAGCTCTGAGCGCACAGGCAGCAACCGCCGCCAGCAGCGCCAGGAGCATCGGCACGGCCATCTCCTCCGGCATCGCGACCGGTATCTCCGCCGGGCAGTCCGGCGTGATCTCCGCTGCTGTGCGCGTGGCACAATCCGCGATCTCTGCAGCAAAGGCCGCGCTGGACATCCATTCGCCTTCCGGTGTCTTCCGGGAGGAAGTCGGCCTCATGGCCATGAGGGGCATGGGCGAAGGTTTTCTCGAAGGCCAGCAGGAACAGGCAAAGATCATCCGCAATGCCGCCCGGTACCTGACCGAGGAGGCACAGGGCGGCATCGTGGCTGGGAGTACCCACAACGACAACCGGCAGAGCATCCAGCAGAACAGCAGCGTGAACCTGACGGGGAACAGCTTCTATGTGAGAAGCGATCAGGATATCCACGACCTGGCTGTAGAAATCGCCACGCTGACCCGGACACAACAGCGCGGACGCGGCTTGCGGATGGCATGAGTTATCCCAGAGTTATCTTGACTGTTTTCGGCTGCAGAGGGAACATGGCTCTACCCCAAGGGAAAGGAGGCGGTCGGCTTGTTCGCTATGAGCATCAGACCCGAGGTTTTGAAGAAGCTCCGGGAGGACTACCCGGAAGGATGCACCGTGGAGCTTGTGGAGATGTGCGACCCGTACAGGAAAATGCCTGCCGGGATGCACGGCGTAGTCCAGTATGTGGACGACGCAGGCGGGATTCACGTTGCGTGGAGCAACGGTTCCTCACTGACGGCGATCCACGGCATCGACGTTATCCGCAGGATCGACTGACGCGGGAAATCATCGGAAAGGCTGCTCGAAAGGGCAGCTTTTCTCATGCCAAAATTGTCTCGCCCCGCCTGTGCGTGACAACCTTGCAAGTTGCTGCCACGAGGCGGGGCGAGTGATGTATATAAACGAATGAAGTGCTTCGATGGTTTCATTATAACGATGCTTTATGAACCACGCATGAACAATCTTTGGAAATGGGGTGACTTTTTTGAACGACTGGTTTGAATGGAACGGAGAAAGAAGCACCGATCATGGCATTTTCGTTTCGGAGCAGCCGCCCATCACCGTCCCGAAGGAACGCTCGAAGCAAACCACCATTCCAGGCAGGCCGGGCAGCCTGACCACGCTGGAAGGCGACGATGTGTACGATGACCTCACCCTGACGGCCACTTGCTTCATCCGCGACCCGGCGCTCATTCCCTCCATCGCCGGATGGCTGAAGGGCGGCGGAACGGTGACCTTTGCCAACCGCCCGGGTGGTTTTTATCAGGCCCGCATCAGCAACCAGATCCCTTTTGAGAAGATTCTCCGGGGAAATCCCCATCGCTCCTTTGCCGTGAACTTCCGCTGTTCGCCGCCGTTCTGGTATATGAGCAATCCGGCGGAAGTGACAATCTCCAACGGCAGCGCCGTGGTGGTCAACCCAGGAAGCGTCTACGCCGAGCCGATCATACACGTCTACGGCAGCGGGGAAGCGACGCTCATCGTGAACGACAGCTTCGTGGAACTGGAGGGCATCGTGGACGGCATCATCCTGAACAGCGTCATCCAGGAAGCCTATCAGGGTGAAACGCTGCTGAATGAGAAGATGGAGGGCGAATTTCCCGTCCTGAAGCCGGGCAACAACCTGGTCAGCTGGTCGGGCGACATCACCAGGGTGGTCATTGAACCCAACTGGCGGTATTTATAAAGCAATTTTATATAGACCAATGGGGAGGAAAGGGGCATGAAAATCATCAAGAGAAACGGCAGTGAGATGCCGTTCGACAGTGGAAAGATATACACGGCGATCTCCCGAGCGAATGCGCAGGTGGAACCGGCGGATCAGATCGACCCCGATGTGATACAGCAGATCACCGATCAGGTGACAGAATACTGTCGTCAGTTGGACCGCGCTCCCGGGGTGGAAGAGGTCCAGGATCAAGTGGAGCATGAGCTCATGGTCCATGGCGCATTTAACCTTGCCAAGCACTATATCACCTATCGATATACCCGCGCCCTGGTACGCCATAGCAACACCACGGATGACAAGATTCTCAGTCTCATTGAATGCTCCAATGAGGAAGCCAAACAGGAAAACGCCAACAAGAATCCGGTGATCAACTCCACCCAGCGCGACTACATGGCAGGTGAGGTTTCCAGGGACCTCACCGAGCGCCTGCTGCTGCCGGAGGACATCGTGAAGGCCCATGAGGAGGGCATCATCCATTTCCACGACATGGACTACTTTGCCCAGCACATGCACAACTGCGACCTGGTGAATCTGGAGGACATGCTGCAGAACGGCACCGTCATCACGGGAACGCTAATCGAAAAGCCCCACAGCTTTTCCACCGCCTGCAATATCGCCACGCAGATCATCGCGCAGGTGGCCTCCAACCAGTATGGCGGTCAGTCCATTTCCCTCGCCCACCTGGCTCCCTTTGTACAGGTCAGCCGGGCGAAGATTCGCCGGGAGCTGGAAACGGAACTCACCGAGGCCCATGTCAGTGTAGAAGCGGCTGCCCGTGAGAAGATGGTGGAACACCGGCTGCGGGAGGAAGTGAAGCGCGGCGTCCAGACCATCCAGTATCAGGTGGTGACGCTCCTGACCACCAACGGCCAGGCTCCCTTCGTGACAGTGTACATGTATCTTGGAGAGGCGAAGAACGATCAGGAGCGAGACGACCTTGCGCTGGTGATCGAAGAAGTGCTCCGGCAGCGCTGCGAGGGTGTGAAGAACGAGCAGGGTGTATGGGTCACGCCTGCTTTCCCCAAGCTGATCTATGTGCTGGAGGAGGACAACATCGGCGAGAACAGCAGGTACTATTACCTCACAAAGCTGGCCGCGAAATGCACGGCGAAGCGCATGGTGCCGGATTACATCTCTGAAAAGATCATGAAGCAGTTGAAAGGCGGCGACGTATACACCTGCATGGGCTGCCGCAGCTTCCTGACGCCGGATCGCTTTACCGACAAGGGCTTGGGCAACATTGCCAATGCAGGGAACTATGATCCCCATGAGCACAAGTATTATGGGCGGTTCAACCAAGGCGTGGTGACTGTGAACCTTGTGGACATTGGGCTCTCCGCGCATGGTGACATGGACGCCTTCTGGCAGATATTTGACGAGCGGATGGAGCTGTGTCACCGGGCGCTTCGCTGCCGTCACGAGCGTCTGCTGGGCACGCCCTCGGACGTCGCGCCAATCCTCTGGCAGTATGGGGCGCTGGCAAGGCTTCAGAAGGGTGAGGTCATTGACCGGCTTCTGTACCATGGCTACTCCACCATCAGCCTGGGCTACGCAGGGTTGTGGGAATGCGTGAAGGCGCTGAACGGCAAAAAGCTGACGGAGCCCGAGGGTGAGGCGCTGGGCCTTGAGATCATGCGCAAGCTGAACGAGTACACAGCGAAGTGGAAGGCGGCGGAGAATATCGACTACTCCATCTATGGCACCCCGCTGGAAACCACGACCTACCGCTTTGCCAAGTGTCTGCAGAAGCGTTTCGGTGTAATCGAGGGCATCACCGATAAGGGCTACATCACCAACTCCTACCACACCCATGTGACGGAGCCGATCAACGCATTCGACAAGATCGCCATCGAGAGCAGGTTCCAGACGCTGTCCCCGGGCGGGGCCATCAGCTACGTGGAAGTGCCCAATATGACCGGCAACCTGGAAGCTGTCCTTCAGGTGATGCGCTTCATCTACGACAACATCCTCTATGCCGAGCTGAACACCAAGAGTGACTATTGTCAGGTGTGCGGCTGGGACGGGGAGATCGAGATCCAGGAGGACGACGGTAAGCTGGTGTGGGTCTGCCCCTGCTGCGGCAACCGCGACCAGAACAAGATGAATGTCGCCAGGCGCACCTGCGGCTACATCGGCACCCAGTTCTGGAACCAGGGGCGCACCCAGGAGATCAAAGAGCGCGTGCTCCATCTGTAAAGCCATGAACTACGGAACGATAAAGAACTGTGATATAGCCAACGGCGTGGGCGTTCGAGTTACCCTGTTTGTGTCGGGCTGCCGCAACCATTGTCCAGGATGCTTCCAACCGGAGACCTGGAATTTTGCTTACGGACAGCCCTTCACGGGGGAAACAGAAGAAGAGTTGCTCCGGTTGCTGAAGCCCAGCTACATCAATGGCCTGACGCTGCTGGGCGGGGACCCTTTTGAACCGGAGAATCAGCGTGCGCTGCTGCTGTTCCTGCGAAAAGTCCGTGCCGCCTACCCTGAAAAGGACATATGGGCTTATACGGGCTATACTTGGGAACAGCTGATCTCAGGTACGCATCGGGTGCGCCTGCCAGAAACAGTGGAAATGCTAAGCCTGATCGACATTCTGGTGGACGGGCCATTCATTCAGGAAAAGAAGGATATCAGGCTCCACTTTCGGGGTTCAGATAATCAGAGGGTCATTGATGCGAAGCGGTCCCTTGCATCAGGGATTATCCAAACAAAAAACGATGCGGTTTAAGGAGGTGAACGCCCATGCTCTGTGTCTATTCACCCGATTGCACCGATTTCTCCGGCAACGGTCTGGGCACCATTTCGCCATCCTCCGCACTGGTGAAGGAAACGCTCAATGGCGAATATGAGCTGGAGATCGTCCACCCGCTGGATGAGACTGGTAAGTGGCACCGGCTGATGGAGGGGTATATCGTCCGGGCTCCTGTGCCTTCATCGATGACGCCACAGGTCGAGCTGGCCAACAAGAGCGCCACCAGCGGAGGCATGGTGTACAAGGTGACCACAAACCGAGACCCACTCCGGCTCCGCTCGGGCACCGGCACGAAGTACAAGATCCTCGGGAAATACAAAAAGGGCACGCAGGTCATCGTGCTGGCGAAGACCACATCCAGCTGGTACGAAGTCACCTGCCCGGATGGTAAGCACGGGTATATGTCCGCCAGTTACCTGACGTATGTCAAGACCCTGCCCGCCCCATCTCAAGCGGCTGAAGAAGTGGTGGAAGCCCGCCAGCTTCGTGACCAGCCTTTCCGCATCTACCGGGTCGTACCGGAGATAGACAAGGTAACCGTCTATGCCCGCCACATCTTCTATGATCTGCTCGACAACATGATCAAAAAGCTGGAACCGGCCAGCACGGCCACCGGCGCGACGGTCGTACAGAGCCTGTCCTCAGAATGCCTGTCTGAGCACATTTTCAACTTTTACTCTGATCTGACATCTACCGCCGAGGAAGTGTCCTTTGAAAACAAGAATCCCGTGGACTGTCTCCTGGGCAGCGAGGGGATCATCGAGAAATACGGCGGCGAGCTGCAGCGGGACTGGTTCGACGTGTTCGTGGTGGAGCGCGTGGGCAGTGACACCAATATCCAGATCCGTCAGGGAAAGAACCTGAAGGGCATCAAGTACGATGTGGACATGACGGATGTCGTCACGCGCATCATGCCCACCGGCGAGGACAAGGACGGCAAGCTGCTGTATCTGCCGGAGGGCTACATTGACAGTCCGCACCTCACTGACTACCCCGCGCCGAAGTGGATTCATCTGGCAGTATCCGATTGCAAGGAGGTCACCAAGGGCAAGAATAAGAAGTCCAAGTCCAAGTGCTATACGCAGATGCGCGAGGCGGCGCAGGCGGAGTTCGACAAGGGCTGTGACCTGCCCACGGTCACCCTGACCGTGGAGTTCATCGATGTTACGGAGACAGAGGAATACCGTCAGTACAGCTTCCTGCAGAGCATCTATCTGGGGGACGCTGTGCGCGTAATCGCAAAGCGCGTCGGTGTGGAAGTGTCTATGCGCATGACAGCCTACACCTACAATTGCCTGACGCGCCAGTACGAGAAGATGACGCTGGGCACGGTGGAGGACACCGTGGGTGCCAGCATGATCTCTGCCCGTCAGCTGCCCTCGGGCATCATCTCCGGGAGCAAGCTCGCCCTGGGCTCTGTTGGCATCGGGCAGCTGCAGGAGGGCGCTGTCGGCGAATTGCAGATCCAGGAAGCGGCTATCGGCAACGCGCACATCCAGAACGCGGCCATCAGCGCGGCGAACATCCAGTCAGCGGCGATTGAGTTTGCGCACATCGCGGCAGCGACCATCAACAGTCTGAATGCCGGGGCGATTGAAGCCGGGGCCGCGAAGATCGCCAGCCTTACCGCCCACGACATCGAGACGGACAGTCTCGCGGCGGCGCTGGCGGCGTTCACCGTCATCACCTGCGGCACGGCCACCTTCGATGCGGCAACCATAAAG